AGCACCATGACGCCTCTCAACAAGAGTCTCAGGTGAGATATTGTATTGCATGATCAGGTGAGGGTACAGAGAGTTAAGGTCAAACGACACAACCCAATCATACCCACCTGGTTCAGGCACTTTCACATAGGCACCAGCATACTGTTCATCTTTCTTGGTAGAAACCTTAGGGGGAACCACGATGTTCTTCTTTTGAAGATCGTTATAGATCATGGTGTCCCACATGCGAACCTGTGAATACACATCACTGAGGTTCACTTTGGCGTCATAAGAAAGAGTGAGTGCCAACTCGATCAGTTTCATCTTGTCTTCCAAACGGTCAACAAGTTCAACGTCAACGATGTTGTACTCAACAAACTTCTGCCAGTCTTTTGTATAGAACTCTTTGAAGTTCTCGTACTCACTGTGGTCAACTTTCTTTTGACCCAGTTCGACATTTGCAATATGATCTAGACGATAAGATTCCTGTGCAGAGTATGTAAACTTCTTGTACAGGTCCAGATAATCCAGGATCGCTACACCACTAATGTCGTATTGCAGGTGCTTGCGATTATGGATCTCAATCTCACGTTCTAGTACACGGTTCCAGGGAGAAAGGGACTTCTTCCACTTCTCCCCGAGAACACGCTCCAAGCGGCGGCACAGGTACGGGATGTCATACAGATTGCAGTTCCATCCAGTAATAATATCAGGAGTGTTCTCGGTCCACCACTGGTGGAAGTCAGATAGCATCTCTTGTTCTTTCCAGAACACCCGATATTCAGTGCCATCAGGAGTAAATTCACGAGTTCCCCAGGTGATTACTTCTTTGGTAATGAGATTCTTGATGGTGATGCAGAGCATCTCCTCTTGGCACGCCTCTACTGAGGGGAAACCATTGTCACAACCGACCTCAATATCGATCGTATAGATCGTCATGAGATCCATATCAAAACGAATCTCGTTTTTGAATTTGTCAGCGATGAACTGGTATACGAATCGATCGTAACCATGCACTTCCATACCCTCTACGTTCTCATACTGCTGCATGAAATCGCGTGCTGCCCTAGCGCCGTCGAAACGTTTCGGGTGAGCATAACGACCGTCGAGTGTCTTGTACTTAGATGCCTTGGACTGATCCCTAGGCACAAAGAAAAGAGTAGGACGGATCTTCTCACGATACTGAACAGGTGAACCGTTCTCGTATCCACGATAAAGGATGTCATCGCCGAGAAGAAGTACGTCCGTATAGAAATTCATCAACTAACCAACCGCTTGTACGCATCTGCCACTGAGGCAGACGGGTCTAGTATAGTCAAAGTCAGGTCAGAAGTCAAGAACAAATCTCTCTGATCTGTGTGTAGCGGGTATGGGGACAGAGTTCCATCAGGTGCGATCGAGTGACAGTTCTCAATCAGCAATGACGGTTCCTCGTCCAGTTCCGTCATCTTTCCGATCAAGTATAGTGACGGCTCCGTCTTCAAAATTAGGATCTTTACCATGATTCAATAGTTGGTTGTACTTTTCAACAAGGGAATCCATCGGTTTATAGATGAATTGCACCGAAGGAAGGGGCACGAAGATATGTTCTTCTGCCGAGAAAGGAACCCACACAGTGAACTCTACTTCAAGACTATCAAAGTCAACAGGAGCAGCATGTTCGTCAGTTTCAAACAACACCTCAGGTGCTGATTGAATAGCAACAGTGTAAGGTTGAGTCAGTCTATATGCAAAAGCAGGACCATCCTCTTCTTTTCTGACTTCCTTTACGTCAGCGATTACGTCCTCGCCGTTTAGCATTCTTACGACTCTTGCGGTCATACTCTTTCTCCATAAGGTTGTCAAATGTATATCGTACCATATCAGTAAAGGCACGTCTAGCGGAGATGTTCTTCTCCTCACTCAGGATGTGAACCATTTGCATGAAATCATCCATCTGATCAGTAGGAACATCCACTGTTAGCGTTTCACTTTTTTCTGTGTACGCTGGACACAGATTTACATACATGTTCATAGAACCTCCAAACAAAAAGAGACCCCACGGGTCTCTTCGGTTATACATTATATAGGTTAGTAATCATCTATGTAACTCTGACATGTGTCAGGGTTCTTTTTACACCATGCTCTCACGTATGAGTCAGCATCTTGTTCCATGGTGAAGTGAGCATGGTTATGTGCCAAACCCACAAGGATTAAGAACCCAACAAACAGACCATTAAGTAGGGTCACTGGGTGCAGTAGCACCTCCTGAATTGATTTCATACACTTTCAGTTTCTGGTGATCGGGAATGATCTTCCGTAATTCTATCACGAGCAAACCGTTTGTGAACTTGACTGTGCCGATTTCCACATCGTCTGCCAAGTTGAAACCTCTTGCGAAGGTACGAGTGGACACACCCCTATGCATGTACTCGTCTTCATCGTTGCGTCCCTTCGCCGTCTTGGACTTGATGAGCAGGACGTTGCTCTCTGTGCTTACCTCTACGTCCTCTGGTGCCCACCCAGCAAGTGCTAGTTCGATCCTCCATTTGACCTCAGATTCCTTGATGATGTTGTAGGGAGGATACTGTCCGCCTGGTGATCCTACTCCGTAGGAATGCAAGCGGTAAAATAGGTCATCAAAACCTACTGAAAATCTTTGTGACGCATCGAAAATTGCGTCGATGTCTTTCGACGTGAACTTCTTAATGTCCATAGCTCCTTATAAAGCGAGTTTGTATTGTGTGATCCCCGAAGGCAATCACATATATTTATAGCATATATCAGGGTTTTGGTACGGGTAGATACCGAACGAAAAAGTAGTGCTATCTAGAAAGAATCCTATGTCTAAATAGAGCTACGAGGTGTTTCTTCTAATCCAATGAGAAAGGCAGCAATCATCTTTGGTATGACTTTGATGACGGCACCAGCATATGCCGATATTACAACAAAAATGTCAAGCAGTGTTCAACTTACTGTGAATGCAGCAGCGACTCAGGTCGAAAGAATTGGTTCATCCTATGCGGTGTCTGGTTCAAACATCGATGTGACTACCTTTGGTGGTCTGACTGCTCCTGCATCAGCAACTGCTGCTGCGACTCAGATCCAAGGGTCGTATGACGTTACTACTAACGCTACGAGTTTCTCGTTTAGTGAATCCTTTAACCAAGGCGACGCACACGCTAGTGCTCCTAGTGTAGGTGCTGTCAGCAACTTCGGTATCCAGACCAGTACGGCGGCGGGATCCGCAGGTGATCTTGCTGGGACCATCGATACTGGTGGTGCTATCGATTTGACTGCTGGTGGAGCTGGTACTACGGCAACAGGTCAATTTGTGACCGAAATTACCGTACGGTAATTGCCTAGAAAACGATTCAGGGTAAATCTAGATGACTGGTGTACTTGGGAGTATACAGGACAGGACCCACCACCGTGGGACTGGCAGATATGTGATACCTGTGGCGGTACTAAGCGTACTGACGGGTATCCTGTCTACGTACTCCCCTGCGAGTGCAGTGCCAGTGGTCCCGAACTTCACTCAGGGCTCGATGACGAGCCACACTGAGACTACAAGTAAGATCACTGAGACAATCAACTCGATGGACTACAACACAGGATATCAATACTCGGCGACGGGTACTGGTGTTACTGCAAATGGGAACCTGTCCCCAGGAACAGGGACAAACAATGTAACTATTGATGGCGTGACTTCAACATGGACAGGCGTAACAAGCAAACCACAGTTCACACAGACCACCCCAGGAGGGGCGTTTCAGTTCACAGAAACGTATCAAGGTCCTGGTTTAAGCAACCACACAATTATCAACAGAGTGACCGAAGTGACAAGCGTCACCGACACTACAAGTATCTTCCAACAATAGCATGTCTTTTATTTGGCATGACCCCAGTACCTGTGAGAGCAGAGACTGTGGGTGGTGTCTCTGCAACAGCAGCGCCCGTGGCGAACAGTTCGGGCTCAGTGACCAACCAAGCCATTCAGGTTTTGCAAGGTCCTTATATAACGAACACTTATGGGAATGGGATCCAGTGTCAGGGTCCTACGATGAACATAACCCCATACATAACTGGTGCAGCGAGTGCTCAAAAACCATACGAGGATTGGTATGACACGCCTGTCTATGATATGCGTGACCTAGATGAAGACGGTGCGCCAGACAATCCTGGTGCCATATTATTCATGCAACCGACACGTACAGGACAGAAAGATAACTACAACTTGTCTATTGGTGTCAGTGCAACATGGTCTAGACCACTAGATAAGAAGTTGCAAGACCAATGTAAGCAGGCAGCAGCAGCAAACATCGAAATGATGCAGCAACTAACTGCCAACAAGCGCCTTGACTTTGAGATCGCGAGATTAAAAAATTGCGGACAGCTAATGAAGGAGGGAATTCGCTTCGTTCCAGGTACAGAATATGCAAAGATCTGTGCTGATGTGCAAGTAACAAACGTGACTGCATTAAAGCAACACGCTCATACTATTTCCGTCCCATCATCTTCCGAAAAGTCCTCAGAGCAGCACTCCTCTGACGCTGCTCATCTCGGCGGTCCCTTACATTCAGGCGGGGAGGTTCCTTCCCAAGAATCTTCTTCTTCGCAGCAGCAATCCCCTTCTTCACAGCAGGTTTTACAATTTTCAGAAGAAGATCGGCAAGCGGTTTTGCGAGCAGTGCGGAAGTCGTTGCAACAGCAGCAATAGCAGCGGTAGTAGCGACCACCTGAGGTGCTGGAAGGTACTGAGAAGTTAGTGGTATATCCTCATACAAGGTCACACAGACCTGTTCATTGTTAATAATACGGGTCTCATAACCAGAGACCCTTTCTTTTTGGTTTTGTGCTACATCACCTATCCTTGGTGCATTAGGACCAGGACATTCATACTTGTCCTTAGGGACAGCATTCTTAGGAACCTCAGGTGTCTCTACATCAGGTGTCTCTGGTGGTCTAATCTTAGGAATAGGTGCTTCGTATTCAAACTTTAACTTATCTTTGTTATAATCCATCGCATTAAACGATGGTATACCTGCATCGCAGTAGGTAACCACACCCTTAGGATCGTCTTCCGATAGCACACCACTCTTCTCCTTAGAGGAGTTCTGTTCGTGTGCCTCTACGCATCCAGGAATGTTAATAATAGGAACACCCACCGTCGATGTGACAGGTGGGTACACAGGTATTGCAGTGGGAACCTGAGGTAACTGCTGCATTACATCGGGAATTTTAATCTCACTGATCTGAGTCCCTGTAATTTTAATCTCAGGGATCGGCATGATTTAGAACGGCACAACAGGAAGAGGAACTGCTCCACCAGTCGCTTCTGGGATCTCTGGGATGCCACCATCAAGCGCAAGAGGAAGTGCTTCCATCACGGCAGTGGTCACAAGACCTGCTGCTCTCTCTTTCAGTCCTTCGACAATGCTATCTCTCTGTAAATAGAGCACAGCACCAGCACCAATGATGCTAGTAGTACCCACGAAAGAAATAATTGCGAGTGCGTTAATTACTTTTTGCATGATTACTTAGGAGGTTCGTCTTTTTTGCTGTTACCATTGTTAGATTTTGCCGTAGCAACCCCGAACGTAGCTAACGTCCCAGTAAAAACACTGGCTATGAAAGTTGGATCGATATTAGTCTTAGCGAGTCCAGGGACTTGCAGGTAATTGATCGTAAGAATTGCGGCAGACCACCCGAGGATAATCAAACGTACGAGAGTTGCTACTCCCTCATCATGCCATTCATACTTTTCTTTTTTCACTTTTACGGGTTTGGTCTCCTCAGGTTTATGAGGAGTCTCAGACATATTTCTATTGGTTAGGCAACTCTATTTAGACAAATGATCGTTTCCAATGAACAGATCATTGATACCTTTTTTAGAGAACAATTCCTTTGCTTCCCACTTCTTAGAAGCAATAGGTTTACCACCCAAATTCAGTGATGTATTGAGTAAAACACTGTCACCTGTGATTTCTTTATACCTCTGCATCAAACGTGCAAAGCAATCATCACCCTCTACTGTCTGAATGCGACAGGATCCATCTACATGAGTGACAGATGTGAGTTCTGTGTCCTTAACATCGACAGAGATGTTCATGTATGGTGCGTCACCATCAAAGTCAAAGAACTTGTTGCAATCTTCTTTGAGCACAGCAGCACCAAATGGTCTGAAATGCTCACGATGTTTGACTCTACTATTGATATAGTCCTTCGCCCTACTGTTACGGGCATTCATGAGGATAGAACGGTGTCCAAGGGCACGAGGACCGATCTCACCACGTCCCTGATACCATGCAACGATGTGACCATCTGCTAGTGCTATCGCTGCCTGGTCAATAGTATGGTCATCGGGTTCTTCTACACTCTCATCATCCTGCCAGAAGGGGAATCCTTTGGTGCTGAATGCCTCTTCATGGAAGTATTGACGCAAGAACTCAACAGCACCCAGTGAAAGACCACAATCATTGGCATGAGGGGGAATCATGACCTTCTGACCAGTCTTATGGATCTTCCCATTGAACACACAGTTCTGCGCTACACCACCAGAGTAACCAACAGGTTCATCACATGGGTATTCACTGCCAATATACTCGGCAAGTTTGTCACCAGTGACCTCATGTACTGTTCTCAACCAGTTGATGTCAAAATCATTGTCCCACTTCCTATGCCATGAGTCATAGTTCCAGATCCCACGGATCTGACTGAGGGGATACATGTCAACTTTCTCGTAATAGGACTCGTCTAGCATCCCATAGGACTGTAATCCCATGACTTTACCTGCTAGATCGAGTCCCCAGTCATCACCAGACAAACCAAGTTTGCGACCCACTGCTGCCATGCAGACACCAATAGATCCAGACTTGTTTACATCGTGTGTATACTGCAATTTACCACCCACATAGAGAGAATGTGCGCGGTCGTTGTTACCAAACCCGTCGAAGACGAAGTTAGTGAATGGAATGTCACCAAGTGGCCAAAGACTCAGAACATGTGCCCAGTGATGATCAACAGCAAAGGTTCTACAAGGAAAACCCATGTCCAATTCCCGATAGTTTTCGCCCTCAGCAAACTCTATCTGGTCAGTGATCATAGCAATGGCGTCGAGATCATCGACTTTGACACCCCAACCGTTCAGGATGTCTTCCCATTGCCATGCGTTGTCAAATCCATGATGTTTAATACCGTACTTACGTTCGGTGGCACAATATCGTACTGTTTTTCCATTAGTGTAAGTGATATTGGAATCATGGTCGTCAAGACGTAATCCCAAGAATTTCATCAACAGTCCTCACATTTGTTTTTGTTCTGTTTTTTGTTCCATTTCTTACGAACTTTCTTCAATTCGTTCAGTTCGTACTTGATGTTTGAGTAGGCGGTCTCTGCATCGAGTTTCTGTGCCATTTCCATAGCACAAATCATGCCAACTCTTGTTCCAAAGAGTTGGATCGCCTTGTCATAACAATCCATCTGGTCATACATATTAGGTTTCGGAAGTAACTTTCTTCTTCCCGATGTTGTACTTAGATTCAAGTGTCCACTCTGACTTATCTTTGTAAGACAGAACTTTAATTTGATTCAAAGGTGCAACATCAACTAGATCTTCTGCATGGAAGTCTACTAGACCCCAATCAAACAGAAGTTTTGCGATGCGATTACGACGTTCGACATCGTTCTTTGTAATGTTAGCAGGTTTGCCATCGAGAGCAAACAATTCTTTGAAGTGTACAATATAATACTTGCCCTTTTTATGAAGAATATGGCAAGACTGGTACAGTTTACGATCTTTTCTAGAAGCAACACCAATTCGGGTTAGGGTCTCACGCACTTTCAGGAAGTCATCAGGTTCCTTCAATGCAACTTCTAACATCATATCCTGAGACCACGAGATCTCTTCACTCATTTTTTCCTCCAACTTTTAGTTTAGATTTGATGACTTCAAGTTGACCCTTGTTTAGCAGTTTCAATGCATCGCGTGCCTTGTCAGTGCTATATCCGTAGAACTGTTTAACACGTTCTAGATCATTATCAGTCTGTTGTTTATCCCAAGGAGCAAATCTCTTGGATTTCCTGATACTATGTATATAGAATTGATATTGAAGATCATTGTCAAGAGTGAAGAAGCGATTCATCTCGTTGGCATACAGCACAGTGTCAACGTGATGTGACATACACTTGTTGATGACGTATGCAGGATACTTCTTCATAGCATCCTCGTCACCAGTCAACTTACCTGCCTTCAAATTGATATCGTTGAGGTAGTCTTTCAGTTGATAATCAAACTTTTTGTCCATAGAGTGCTGATTCCAGGGTAGAAGGTGGGTTTACGTCGTAGTTACTGATCAGAAGTTCTGACTTCTTGTTGTTCTCACGGTGCTGCATACCATATGTGATGGAGAAATAACGTTGGTGAAAGTCACCGAACATCTTTTCGATCTCTTCATCTACATTATAGGTCACCATCCAGTCATTTGGACACTTCTTACACACTTCTGCGAAGCGTTTGTGGTCAAAATCCTTGTGCATCTCAGCATTGGTGCCATAGAGATAACTACCAATCTTGTATGGAGGATCAAGGAAGCAAAAAGTATTATCGTTATCAGGTTGCATGACCTCTTCGTAGTCCAGATTAGTGATTTCCCAGTGAGAAATAAGATCTTTGTACTGCTTCAACTTAGCAGCACCACGAAGGGTAAAGTTCTGCTGTGATGCTGACTGAGAGAACGCAGAGTTCTCAGTCAACCCGCTGTAAGAACACTTATTAAGAACCCAAAATAGAACAGCTTGGCGAAAAGGATCGGCGGAGGAAATCTCTTCCTTACTCCTAATGAATAACTCCTTAGCGGAGTCAGGAGTTGGGTGCTCTTGTTTAGTTGCATAACATACATCAGACAAATCATCTCCATGTTCTTGGAGTGTTACCCAAAAATTATAGAGATAGTAATACTTATCATTCACCCAGACAGGAACATCAGGGTGCTTTTGTGTGAAAAGGAGTGCCATAGAGGCACCACCTAGGAATGGTTCACGAAACTCTTCAATACCAGCAGGGAACCAGTCATACAGCATCTTTGCTGCTCGTGACTTACCACCTGGGTATCTCAGTGGGGTCTTCAATAACTTCATAATACATTGATTCTTGCCATAGGTACGCCTTGTGGTCCAGCATTGACTGCACCATGTGGTAGTGCGTTGAAAGACATCGTAAATCGATCATCTTCTCTCGCCTGAGGTTCACTGAAATGTCTCAACCATCCAGGGAAGATAAGAAGTTTACCAGGTTCTGCCTCAAACTTTTCATAGGGTCCGTCGAAGTGATCCCTAATGATCTCCAAGGTATCAAGATTACGGATATCAACAGGGTCTTGAAAGACAGTCCTACTTCCTTCGGTGAAGTAGTATACACCAGAGAGATAAGAATAAGGATGACGATGAAGAGGATGACCAGCGCCTGACTTACCAGGTGCCCAGTTCGCCCAAGAAAGAGAGATTTTAAGTTCTTCAACCTGCAATGCAAGGTCGCAACGCATGTATTCCAGACAGTCATGGAAGAATCCAATCAGCGGGAGCATCGGTTCTTCTTTATGTATGTCTCCACGACTGGTTCTGACACCAGCAGGGTAGTTATACATAGACATCTCCAAGGTCTTGATAAAATCAAGTGCCTTGTCTGACATCCACATGTCTTCTTCGTCAAGTCTAAACT